GCACAAACTCGGCACTTGCTTTTGGCATTTTTTGTATAAAGCGGTAAACGCTTTTTAAGATTGTACACTGGGTCAAACGGCTCACAGTTGCATGGGTATCCATAAACTGAAAAGTCAGTGGTCTTGGTGTTAATATGCTTAATTGTGGATTCTTCAAATTCCACATTCAAAGTTTTTTTAATTTCTGAAATTGAGTTGAACTTTATAATTTTACCATTTTTTAAAAAAAGAACTTCCCTTTTCTTTTTACTAATGGAGCCTACTTTTTGCTCGTCAATTTTAATTAACCATTCTTTATTGGGAATTAAACTTTTAGCAATTACGTTCATGCAGTGTATCTCGCATTTAGTGGTTCTGAGTAACTTTGTACGTTTTCAGAAATTTTCTGCAAATCGTATTCAGCACAAAACTTAAGAAGTCGCACACCCACTTGTGAAACGTTCTTGGGTTCTTTAATAGAATTGTCAATAACTTCGTTAATAATAGCCCTAATGTGATCAGGTTGTGCGCTTAAGTCACAGAGTATTCTGTTACGATTGTAATCGTCAATAACTTTGTGTTCGATACCCTCATGGTCAACCCATCTCTGCAGCATTAAGTTATTCCAGTTGTAACCTTTACTGTCTTTATCAGAGAACGCTTCTCTAAGACCCACTTTGTTTTTTGTGCTTTTTTCTCTAACACCAGGATAAGCGCTGAAAATATTATCAGACGTATCCCCCCTAATGCACTTTTCAAAAAGTAGCCATTTGGGGTCTGGTGCAGGTTTTACCTCTTTCGTTTTTTTATCAATGACACGTTGGCCTTTGTCGTCAAAGTACCCTTCATGCGTAACAGTCACGCCCATTACGCCGTTGTATTGTTTAACATTGGGTGCAATCAGCTGTGCGAAGTCGCCATCTGTTGAGATAATCACGTGATTGTCGTTGGGATGCTTTTGAATAAACCCTGCAATTAAATCGTCTGCTTCAAGAGCGGGATGATGCAATACAGTGCAGTTGGTTTTATTTTCAATAAAAGTTTTAAACTCTTCAAAAGTTTCCCAAAAGATGCGATCTTCTTCTTGTTCTTTGGGACTCTTTGCAGCCCTTGCGTCGGCACGTTGACGCTTATAAGGGGCGTAGATATCTTTACGCCAGCTGCGCCCTTCCAGACAGATCACAATATGATCTGCGTTAAAGTCTTTCCAAGCTTTACGGATGCTACTAAGCACAGTATGAATACTCATACCAACTTTGTCTTCAAGATCCCCCCGTGTACCGTGTCGAGCCCTGAAAAATAAATTAGCGAGATCGATTATCAAATAAGTGTTGCTCATGCTACTATTATATAATATTCTCAAAGGATGTCAACGGTAAATACGAATGACGATCGCGTATCTGGAAAATACCACCGTCTCTATGATTGATTGGAATCGCAGCATGACTATTTATCTCTATGTAAAAACACACAACAAAACTGGGTTAAAGTATCTTGGGCAAACTTCGGCAAAAGACCCGCACAAGTATTCTGGGTCTGGAACGTATTGGAGGCAGCACTTAAAGAAGCATGGGCACGACTACACTACCACTATTTTAAAAGAGTGCCAAACTAAAGAAGAATTATCCAAAGCTGGCATATATTACAGTAACTTGTGGAACGTAGTAGAAAGTGATGAATGGGCAAACTTAAAAATTGAACAAGGTGACGGCGGCCGCCAATCTGAAGAAGTTAGGAAGCGTATCGGCGAAGCTGGTAAAGGTCGTATACCTTGGAACAAAGGTAAAAAATTTGGAGCGAGGAAGAACGAGAAAGTATTGGAAAACGAACTACTGCCCGTGGTCCGCAATCACCAGAAATCATTGCTAACCGTGTAGCAAAAAACACTGGTAAAGTGCGGTCACTAGAACAAAGAAAAAGGGCATCAGATGCCCAAAAATGTAGAAAGCTTACGCCAGAGCATAAAGAAAAGCTCAAAGCCGCAAGGCGTAAAGGTATCGAAGAGGGTCGAATTATTCCTTGGAACAAAAAGCTACAAGAATAAAATTCATTAGCTTACCTCTGTCTTTCCGTTTCCTAGGTTGTTTACATTTATAAAGCCAGCGCCTCTGCGATCCATATTAATGGAATCTTCATTTGCTACGTCTGAGCATAGTGATTTAAACCAGGCATCCACTACTTCTTCATCAGATGCACCAGTGTAGCCAGCTTTACGCAATTCTAACACAAAATACTCGTTCCAATCGAGCTCAAAAAACCCATTACGGATATTTTCTTTATTGACATGCGTAGTAAGCACTGATACCCAGGGTTCTTGTTTCTCAGTTGCTATTTCTTTTGGACTGAGTTTTGCTAAACGTTCTGCTTCTCGAGCAGATTTAACAGCTTCTGTTGCTTCATCAGCAGCCGCTGCTGCTTGTTTTGCTACTTGAATAGATTCGACCGCTTCAGCAATAGCTTGTGCTTTGATCTTATCAAGACCAATCAATTTCTCAAAAAATGTTTGAATAACGCCCATTTGTATTTTACCAGCTAGTTAGATCAGTAATGTCTACCCTTACAGTAGATTTGGGATCAAATTCGACCACAGTAGTGGGACCGATGCCGCTTTCGTTAGACTCCTTGAGAACAATCCGATCTACTGTGTCGTACATTTCAAAAATTTCTCGAATACGTTCAAATTGTTTGCGTGTGATGATTACTTTGCTCATTTTATGTTCCCCAAGCGTTTTTAAACAAAGGTAGTTGGAGGCGGTCACTGTATCGAAGCCCGTGCTTCATAGCCAATTCTGCTACTGTGCGATTATTCAAAGCATAAACGCTTTCGACTCCTCCTACAGGCATCAGGTAAACTGGACCAGTAAATCCTGCTGCTCGATAAATGTCAGTTGCTTCCAGTGCCTCTTCTGCGTCTTCCTCGCTAGCAACGACAAATTTGAGATAAGTGTAGCCTACTTCCTCATACTCACATACGATTTCGGGTTTGATAGCATCGGCCGCTAGCTCACCACTGCAGCTAAGTTTTGGGCTTACACTGAATGTAACTTCTCGATCCATGCTCATGTGGCTAGCACCATTCTGCCAATGTCCTAGGAATGTTTTAAACTCGGGCGTTAGTTGCTGTGTACCATTAGTTTCAAATGTGATTTCCTTTAACGCAGACATCGTGGGATGATTTAGTAGATTGGGATAAGCTCGCTGCCACCCCAGCAGGGGTTCTCCGCCAGTAATAACCAAGTGCTCGTCCCGCCAAGCTCTATTGGGCAGCAGCTCTACAATAGATTCGGCAACAGAGCCTGTATCGCACATGGGAGAGAGATGTTTAAACGCAGGGTGCCACGATGCATAGGAGTCGCAGCCAGTACTAGCTAGCGGAAGCTCATGGTAGAACCTAAACTCGTTAACTCGTTCAGCAATTGCGTCTGCTTCTTTACTGTCCTCTCCTCGAGGCATACCAAAGCCTCTACATTGGAAATTACAGCCGAACGTGCGCAAGAAGATTGAGGGGACCCCCATATACCGGCCTTCTCCTTGCAACGAGTAAAATAACTCAGCTATTTTGATTTTTGACATTACAATATTCCTTTAATTCGTTTAATGATACAAACAATTTTTGACATTCAAACCCTTCTCTTTTCCATTTACTATCTGGTATACACCAACTTCTAACCGTGGTATGATGTGTGTTATAAAACTCTCCAGCATGCTGTAATGACGGAAATAGCCCGTCTGGGGTAGTAACCAACATCTTCCAATTTGGCCTATCGTTGTGATTTATTGTTTCAATGCTATCGGATATCTCCGGTACCTTGTAGTCACGTTCCATGTATTCTACCGCTCGTTTAAGGTATTCTACATTATCTTGAAATTTTCCAATAGCCATATTGCAGTTGGTGCATAGAAGCCCGCGAACTTTTTTAGTAGTATGGCAATGGTCAACTGCTAATTGTCTGTCACAGGGATCCTTTTGGTGGCATATAGCACAGACTTCGTGTTGTTCTTTTAGAATAGCACTGTATTGGTCTGCATTTATGCCAAATTTTTTTAATAAGTCAGAACGATGCCGTCTTTTTTTAATACGTTCTTTAGAATTAAGTGATTTGCTCTTTAACATTCCTGTCTCTTTTTGTATTTATGCACAGCGTTGGGATCGTGATATTTAACTTACACCCTGGATACTATAAAACAGCTCTGCTACTTTAATTTTACTCATATATATTAGACCATTTCTTTAGTTTTTCAAACTTGGCATTTTTTGCTGTCTCTAAGCTTTCTAGAGACACAACACCATTAGATTGTAGCAGATCTATCATCGCAAGTAAATCTCCCAGCTCTTCCTCAAGGTGTTCTTTGTTAGTTTTGGGTTTTCCAGGTTTGTGGTTATCTAACCCAAACCTATTGATTTTACTCACAGCTTGTATAACCTCTGCGCACTCTTCTTGGAGAATGCTCATAATTTCATTAATAGCGCTCATCGCCACCACTCTTCATATGGGAATTGAATCCAAACAGGATCAATTGCTTTGTTAATCTCTGTGCCACAATAGTCCATTTTGACTTTGGACTTGCTGGATAGGTTATCAACTACAACTGCAAACCTAACATTTTTGTTCCACACTCGATCAAACCACTCTGTTGCTTTGGGATCATACTCGGCGTTAGACCAATCGTTAATAATCCAATTGATGGTGCTGCCTTGATCGTTAATGTCGTCTACAATTAGAATATTTTTACCAGCATCGGCATCTTCACTCATCCAACAGTTATGCTCGGATTCGTAGCCCGGGTTACTGAGCGACACATCAAGAGAATGCATGGGGATATTAAAATAGTGACTGATTAGTGTAGCTGGCAGCAATCCGCCGCGAGTAACTCCCACAACATAGTCAGGCCGCCAGTCACTCGCCTCCATGCTAATTACAATGTTGGCGACTAGTTTTTTAAGTTTTTTGAATTTAATTTTTTGAATGTTCATTTTGAGATAATTTGATCGATCATGATCGACGCATTCAGATAATCATTTTTCAATCGCTGCTGTTGACGCACCAGCGCATCTTGATACAGTTCTGGGTGTTCCAGGCGATGTTGGATAAACGCATGCAGTTTGTCTTGATGTTTCAGATAGTTTTCATGTGTGGCAGTCCACTCAGACGGGTACAGGAACTCAGGCTCGTACATCTCAGTGTAGCTGCACCTGTTGGGTAGAACTGGAATAACCCCCATGAGTGTTGCCTCCATAATGCTAATGCCCAGATTTTCATGCAAACTGCAACTAAAAATAACCTGGCACTCGCTCATTACATTGTAATACTCATCTTTTTTCAAGTTGAGTTTCTGAGTTATGATAGTGGGAAAAGTTTCAGCCACGCCTAGCGCAATTTCAGGCTGTTTGTCTGCGTTGTACCGATGCGGCCAAATGACTTTCGCCTCTTTAGCAGTTTGCTTTCTAGATTCTAACCCGTCGATGATGTATTCATGTGGTTGCCCACTACGAATAGCTTTACCATAGTGCTCTTGTGGAATTCCCAAATTCTTTAGGAACATGTTTTTGTGAAAGTTTGTTCCAAAGTAGTTGTAATCACTTGCGTAAAACCAGCTGCGTTCTGCTTCTGACGGCCAAGGCTTGGACATTTTCATTCCCAAAATATCACTGGGATCGTAAGCCCCGGCGTGCCACACAGAATGTATCTCCACTGGGATGCCCAGTAGTTCGCTCATATATTTGATGGGAGTAATAACAAAATTCCAAGCATCAGTAACTAGGAATTTATCATTGGGGTGGACTTTGCCTGACATAAACAGCTTGCTGATATTGGCAGCCTGCGTAGCTTTGTAGAAGTTCGTGGCAGCAAAGTCCAAAAACGCCCCAGACGTTGTGTTGTCTGGGACATCGTCCCCATCAATTGTTACTACATTAACATCTACACCTTTAGAAACAGCAGTTGTTTCAATCAATTTGGGAATATTATAATACCACTGCTTAGTGTAACGGTTGTCAATGGGTTCAATAGGGACAATAAAAATATTCATTTTGCTTTCTTGGGGACAGTCCTGGAGTTGTAGTTCAGAAAACGCTCATATGCTTGCCAAACAGGGTCTTTACGATTGTAGAGTGCTGCTTCATTGTACACTTTGCCTTCAAAACGGCAATAGTCACGATAGTTTTCCAGATCGTTAAAAATTTGTTCAACTTTAGCGTTTTTAATGGTCATTTTTGTTTCCTTGTTTAATTAGATTGAAAGATAGGGTGTAAATTCAACAATACCGTCAGATTCGCCGTCTTCGCTTACAACAATAGTGTACTTGCGATTATTACCGTACAGCGGAATCAAATGGTTATTTAAAATGTCAGTAGCAATCATTTCGCAACTCTTGTGGTTCATTTTTCCATTATTTAGAAAATCTTTTAGGGCCCATTTGACTAAGAAGAATTCCAGTTCTCGGTCAAGGTGTGTTACTGAAATAGTAACTTCAACCTTAAAAATATGTCGATGTTCATTTTCAAGGAATTTAATTCGTGGATCAATGGACCCAGCATTGGGATAAAAGTGGAACCCTTCGAAATCAGTTCTTACTTTGATGTAAGTTTTAGTGCTCATAGTTAAGTATAAATTAAGTTGTGCGCTATGTCAATGAGCCCAACTAAGGGCCCACATATTATTCGTCAGTTGCTGTTAAGTTTTCCAAATCTTCAAGATTCTCAAGCTCTTGTTCTGTGAAATCTTCACTGTGCGAATTATCTTCTGAATCAGTACTGTTTTCAGGAGTTTCTACGCTACCAGCAACTTCAAACAATTCATTGAATTTGGTAGTAGTGTTAAGGGCACGTTCGCCAACAGTTCCGCTAGTGCCAGGGACGGCCATCCAGTACCGACTGTAATCTTCGATGATCTTTTCTGCAGTACCACGATCGCTGGTAGCAAAAATGTCGTTAATGATGTCTCGCAAATAATTATGGTCGTACTGTGTAAGCCGCTTGCCAACCATTTTGCTAGCAATCAGCATATTCGGACGGATGTTTGCGTCATACTGGCGGTTTGCTTCTTGCACTGCGTTGATGTGCATCCAAATATTGTGACCCATTTGGATAGCATAGCTAAACGAGTCCCATGAAGTCCTTCCAATTTTCCCAATTTTGTTAAGATCATTTGGACCATAATAGCAAACATCGGAAATTTTCAAGTTTTCTGAAATTGGGGAGTTTTCAAATTTTGCAAAAATACCGTCAGCTAATACTGCATCGCGATAAAGTCTGCTATCTAGGGCGTATTTTTTATCATCAGCGCCTGCTAGCATCTTATAAGTCCACTTAGCTCTGTCTGGTGTCCGAGTTTCAGTATAAATTTGTCCGTTAGCCGTTGCCAAGAACGGGCTCGCACAGTCAAATGTTACCATAAAGTTGGGATTGTGATACTTTCTAATAGCACGTTGAATATCAGTAAGAAGTAGCGCCCATTCTAACTTTGAAGTTCCCAGAAAGTGAATATTATCATGTAATCCAGGTTCTAGAAGACCGTCAAATCTTAATGCAACAAGTCTGCGTAGTACCAAATGCAAATCACACTTGTTCTGTCCGCCCATTGCCCAACCATTAAAGTGCCGTCCTGGGTATTTCTTGGGGTCACAATAGTCCTTCATTTGGTTGTACCAATCTTCAGCTTCAGTGTGAGTTTCACCCTGCAGTACGTTTAGGAATTTGCATTCACCAGATCGATTATTCATAAAATAATCGTTGTTGATTCGTGTTCCATTGACTGCATCTTGATATGTGTTAATACCTGACGCTTTTCTACCTTTGGGAGATTGTGGAATCCAGGCAGGCAAGTCCAATACCATGCCATAATCCATGTAAGCGTCCATCCATTCTAGCACTTGCTTGCGTTTTTTGGCGGCTTTTGGACAGTTAGGGTCTTTCCAATCACCTTCCCAAACGCCCTTACCAATCTGGAATCCACCAGAGTCCCCAAGCGCCCAAGTGTTTTTTCGATCACGATTGCGGATCATGTCCTCCTTTTCATCATGCTTGTTGACATCTAAGTTTGCATGACCGGCTGAATACAGAGTCCATTTATAATGGAACATGCCCTGATTAGGATCAAGATAGTTTAAACTTTCCACACTATTGGGAAAGTTGCTGGGAATTCGTGATGGATCAACGTAGTTTCCAAAACGCTGTTTTCCGATATAAGCAGCGTAGAAGCTGCTTAATGCAGGCAGGAATGTTGCATAGTCTTGCTGTGCAGTTGTTAAATCTCTATTAATATTGTGTTCTTGGTTCATAAAAAGATGGGTCTGGCGTTCCAGACCCGTTGTGGTCAAGCTAGATTATTTAGACATTGCTGGCAGAATGTAATTATATTCTGCAATTCCAGAATCAACTGTAATTTGCATCGCACCAGCGTCTGCAATACGCATAGTTTTGTCTCCACTTAGCGCCAGAATGCTAAGGACTTGCGTGACCGGCCACGCCCAGCTTTGCTTGAGAGTTTTCCCAGTATTATGTTCAAAAACAAACGAACCAGCATGAGTGGATGCATCTCCAAAAAAGAACACTAAATTTCCATTATCTGTTTTCACTTGGAAAACACTTTCTTCGCTGTTTGCTTGCGCCTGCAATTTAAGGCGATTTACAGCACTTAGTGATGGGGCAAACTCCACATTCCATGCAGCGCCTTTAAATTTTACAGTCTTGAGTTTTTCATTAATGATTTCAACGTTCATGAACCGATAATCGTTAACAAAGTCACGGGATGCGTTTTCAAAGTGAAGGCCAACTGGAGTTTTGGTCCCATTACGATCTGCAAACACGACATCAATAGATGCATTGTCTTTATACTCAGGATTTTTCAAGTGCAAGTTGAGTTTATCCAAGTTTGGCATACCAAACACGCCTTCAAAAACTGCCACAGGGTCTTTGATAGAAGCGACTAAAATAACTGTACGATCCTCGGCCATAGACTCAATGGTAGTTTTATCGCCCTCGCCGGTAATTTTCACCAGCGGCAGGAAACCCAAACTGTGAGTGTGTGCAACGATGTCAGAGAGAATGTCTTTTAAAATTGTCATATTTTTCCTTTTATTAATTTTATTTAGATTTGCTATCAATGTCAAATATTTTTAAAACTCAAATAGCTGATTAAATGTATTAGACTGTTCAGTGGATTGTAAATCCCAATCTAGAACGCCAATCAAGTTTTCTATTTTGTTGTTAATGATGGTGATTTCCATCTCGTCATGGTTAAATGGTAGCTCCATAAACCACTTGGGCAATCGCAATTCGTCAACTGGGTATGCCACACTAGTGAATCCCAGGGGGTTGTCTTTTAGTTTACACACAATTACTTTCATGCCGTCGACAATACCCATGCTGTACTTATCTCCATGCATTCTCTTAAGTGTGTTCCAATTTATGCTCGCTCTAACGTGGCCGGGCATGTTAGTTTTTCCGTTCTTGGTTTCCTTGGCAGCATACTCAGTGACATTATTGGCACGCTTGGGTGAACCCTTTTCCCAACCAGGTCGTGATTTAAATTTAATCCTAAATTCACTAATCATTTCTAGGATTTCATCTTCTTGTGCTCCAGTTAACACCTTGTTGAGAATATCGTTTAAGAAATCTTGCATGTACTCTGGAGTATCTGACCGTTTGAGATCTAAACCCATAGCTTTGACTTTACCAGGTTTTCCGTTAACATCTTGTCGTTTGCCATCTTTGTCGTAGTACAGCACTGCATATCGCTTTTTAGTAATAAACAGTCCCTTGGATGCCACAATCTCACGACCAGCTTTAATAACTGATCCGCGTGACTTGGGACAGTGAAACTCATCCAGCATCATTTGTGGGAAAGTGCTGTTAACTTCAGCGGCAATAGTATCATAGAGTTGAATTACTGTGTCTTTATCCCAATGTATGTTGCCTTTCTCAATATCAGCCTTTAATGTAGTATACGCACTAAAATACGCAGAGTCAGTATTGTGAACCAAAATGTCGTTCCCAAAAAAGAACGGGTCTTGATCTTCAATGCTAATGTCGTAGACAAAATCGTCTACTTCACCCAAGCATTCAATTGATTCTATTGTTGTTCGTTCAATATCCATTTAATTGTGTTCTCTATAGTTGTTTCTCGATTTTCCAAGTAGTCTGATTCCCAAACTACTAATATTCTAAATCCTGCTTCTTCCGCAGTAGCTAGTTTCTTTGCATCACGTTTCCATATTTCTGATGCTAGTTTTCCACGAATTTTGTCAACAGATGAATAAATTTTTGGATTCGCATGCCAATAGTCGCCATTGAATTCTATTATACAGTCTTTGTGTTTAACGTCATACACCACATAGGTGGATAAACTAGCAGACCATTTTCCAAATGGTCGACGAGTTGATATGTGTTCTAATATTCCTATTCTTTTTTCAAGGGCATTTATAAACTCTTGTTCAAGATTGCTGGTATACTTAAAAGTCCCCTTATTACATATTATTTCTACTGCTTGATCCAACGT